TTTTCATATATTCACCACTCAACGAATATCGCAAATCGTGGCCCGGCCTTGCAGAATGAAAGTCGCTCATCTCATAATTTAATTCTTTACCTTGCACTTTAGCAATCATTTGTGCGAGTGTGAGATTATCAATTTCTTCTTTGCCAACAAGGTTAAACTTAGGACATTTGGCGCCACCATAATCAATATCAAATGGCCCTTTTAGATTAAGAATGTGTAATAGACCCTCAGCAACATCTTTAGCGTGAATGTAGTGGCGTGAACCAGCTTTTGTTTTCGCTGGGTTGGAATGTATTCTAATTGTTTCACCACTACGAACACGGCGAATACAAAGTGGAATATATTTCTCTGGATGTTGGCGTTCACCAAATACATTCATCGTGTGTGTGATATACAAAGGCATACGATAGGTGTTTTCAAATGCTACACAAATTTCTTCGGCCGCAGCCTTAGATGCAGAATATGGATTGGTTGAATTATATCGGTCACGCTCACCATAATAAACTCCTTCTGGTGCAGGACCAAATACCTCATCGGTTGAAAAGTAAATGAATCGTTCTAAGTTACGGAGATTACGAGCATAGTTTAAAATGTTTGCTGTGCCGACCACATTATCCATTACAAAATCCATTGGATATTCAATAGAGCGGTCTACATGAGAACCTGCAGCTAAATGTAAAACAATATTTACATCGCCAAGTAAACTTATAATTTGTGGGTTTAATTCAGCTCGCAAATCATGGTAAACAATTTGAACTCGTTTTCTTTCATCCGGTGTGAACTGCTGCATTACATCTGCTAAACGATTTAAATTACCAGAAAAATCTAATCGGTCTAACGATATAATTTCCCAATCGGTTTTCTGTATCAATGTTTCAATCAGATGATGAGCAATAAAACCTGCGCCACCTGTTACTAATACTTTTTTAGCCATATTTTTCCTCAATTATTCTTTTCCATCCTGGTACCCTATCATATTGATGAACAATTGTAAAGGGCTTTCCTGTTGATGTAACAACTTCGCCGTTTTGAAATTGTGGAACTGGTTCTACTAAAAGTGGTGTGAACTGTTCAATCTTAGATGGGTCAGCAGTTGTACCTAATTGACATGCCCAAGCATCTTCAGACCTCAAATACATTCCTGATTTTTGAAACCAAGTGCTTTGAATCATAAAATTAAATGTTGATTGGTCACAAATAGGAATTGGTCGGCCTATGGCAGCGGCAAAAATATTCACAAACAAATCTCTTATAGCATCACCACGACCAGCAAGAACACCTACATTATAGATTTCATTTTTCTTATAGAGGTCGTGAATGTAATTACCATAAGTTTCAAATAGGTTTTGATTGCCCCATGGTTCATCAATGTATCGCAAAGATTCTGAAGCAAAAATTAAATCTTTATCTTCGTGTAGATTCTTTTCAATGTATTCAATTGGGTTGCGTTGAAAGACCACATCTTTTACATCGGTTGTTACAATGTAGCGGTAATCTCGTGTCGTAAGGAAATTGTGCATGAACAAAAAGCGTTCAACATGGACAGGAATAGCCGATTGATGAACTAGATTGCCTTCAGAATCTTTTTGACCTGCAACAACAATAAAACCGGCATCAATAACTTTTTTGACAGTTTCTTTATCGCAGTTTAGGAGAACCAGGACTTTATCGCCTTCAAAGCCTGATGCGTTGATTGAGTTAACCCAATACTTTAGTTTTGACCAATCATAGTTGGTACTTGTGCCAATTATCAAATCTTTCATAATAAACCTCAGTTGTTATAATATTACTTATGCTTCGTATAATCCTTAAATCGCTTTGCTTTTTGGCCTGGAGTGGCATCTTGGTAATTTTGCCGTAAAATGCCCGTGCCTTCTTGGCCAGCACCTGAAACAGGCAGAATATCTGGTTTTACAGCCTCGCTGACACTCTTATGTAACTTTGTACCGGTAACATCTTGGACATGTTTCCATGCGCTTTTGGCGTCTTTGTTCTTTATGTGTTGCTGTAGTTTTTTCTTTTGGTCAGCAGTTGCCTTCTGATAAAAACGGAACATTTCCATGGCACCAATGTTACCCACATAGGCCGCCTCGTCTATTTTACTTTTAAACATTTACCCTCTGGTCAATGTAAGAATTTTTTGAATTTGTTTCTCAATAATTGGCCCACGATTTGGCCAATGAATATATGGTTGTGCCTGTGTCTTTAACAGGTTGGTCAAAAAAGGCATAATAATCTTTTCAACTTGTTTCAACCTTGCCATATATTCTCCGACTGTTTCATCTTTTTCGGCAATAACCGCCTGATATTCAGCTTCATCAACAGCGGTAAAACCAAAATCTTCTTCACCATATTCTTCTAAAATTTTATTGATATCGTATGCCATTATTTGCTCCAATTTTTTGCGGCCGTAAAGTTTGCTTGGCTAAATTCTAATCTATCTACAAGCTTCAAAGCACCGCCAGTTGTTTTAGAAACTGCTACAAAACCTTCTGGTGCAGTAATTCTAAATCCGTCATCGGTTCTAATGAAAGTGCCAATAGATTTAATTGTTTCTAATTTACGAATAATCATTAACTTAGCGTCAACCAGAAAATTCTGTAAATCAAAGATTGTTTTTAAACTCATTGCAGAACTACGAAAGAACCTCATAATTTCTGTTTTCTCGGCTGCTTTTTTTCGTTTTGTTTCTTCTCGCTTTACACTAGATATTTCTTTATTTAGTTTTGCTTCCACAAAGCGAATTAGTTCTAATGTGTGAGCTCTTGTGTCAGTAATCTTTTTACCTTCACGCACTTTGGTATTATTAAAGGTCTTAATGTATTCTAAGATTGTATCGCTAGAAGCAATACGATTTAATGTTAAGGCAGGAATGGTTTGAAATGTTCGGCCTGCTAGTGCTAGAATGGTTGTAATTTGTTTTGTTTCTTCATCTGTAAATGTTGCAGAGCCTGAAGCATCGGTAAAAGAAGCATCACGAAACCAAACATCTTTGGTTGTAGCCAGGCGACCAATGTCAATGTTAAAAGAAGCTTTCATATCTTCCATCTTTTGGCCAGCATATGATGTATGAAACACAATACCAACTTGTGCAGCCATCATCATCTGTGCTAACTTAGAATTTGTTGGTACAGCATATACAATGGTGTTTGGTTGAAAGGTAATATAACTTTCACCATCAATCGTTTCTTTTTTCAAATCACCTTTTGTAAACATCATATCACCTTGTAATATGCCTTTGATGCCTAGTTTTGGTAAATACCGCAAAGCCATTTTTAACTTTGCATTGAGGCCTTCAGATGGATGATTTCTGTCAATATCAGCATCAGTATAATTTAGCTTTGCGTTTTTAGCAAATATGCCTTTTGTACCAACAAAGAACTTACCATTTTCTGGATTGGTGCCAGCAAATACGGCAGGTGCACCATCCCATTTGGTGGTGATATTCATTTTAGTGTCAGCGTGACCTGCTAACATGTTACGAAGTGATTGTAGAAAGTTAATAGCTTCCCGAGCACCAGCTACACCACGATTAAGAACTTGGTCCTCAATGTGTTCTAGGTGAAGGTTTTTTCCTTCTTTACTTTCTGTTAAATATTCTGTGAAGTTCATTAGGATATCTTTAAATGAAAACAACTTGTAAAAACAAGATTCGTTAATTTTGAATCAGCCGATAATGATTTAAAATCTTTATCTAATTTACCACCCAATTGTTTTTTTCTAGCTTCTATTTGTTCTGGTCTAATTCCTGCACTAATTCTAGCAGAGGCGGCCGCATCAACGATATTTTCAACAACAATATCTCTAGCATACTTATTTACTATATGGCCAATTGCTATGGCTATTTCTGATGCCGAAGTTTTATTATAAAGTTTTTCGTTTAGTGCTCCTGTTTTTACTTGTTTCACATCAAATGTTTCTTTTGAATTATTGACTTTTTGAAACATTTTTTGTAAATATGGTTCTAATTGGCCCGCTAATTTATTTGATAATGATTTGTAGTTTGATCCTCCAAACCATTGTTTATCATTAGAAGAAGGTATTATAGTTTTTAAAGTTCCGTTATCTTCTTTAATATCTTTTCTTATATTTTCCAAAACTTCTAATCC